ACGTACACGCTACTGTTTTGGGCCTTGAACACATTACAAGACCGTCCCTCAACATCACCTCTCAAGTCGGCCATGACATACCGACCACCTGCCTCCCGTTTTGCGGCGGGAAACATATCAGCCATTAGCCTATCAATTTTGGTGCTGAGTTCCCGTTTTATTTCTTCAGGTGTTTTCATATTTTAATATGTAAGGGTTCGTTTTGTTCTCTCGGTTCTGGTTTTAGCATCCGGTCTATGATAACTCCGGTGCAACACTGCTGCTCATATGCTAGTCGGTGCAAGAGATCGTGAGTGGAGGGGCTAATAGTTGTCTGCAATCTTACCCTGTCTCCTGGCATCCACTTGCGGGGTCTGCCTCGCCGTTCTTTTCTGTTTTTGTATCTGACAAGAGCAAGATCCCTGACTGATGGATCGTTTTCTGTCAACTGCTGTGTGGTTTTCTTTTCGTTCATACTTTTTTTTGTTTTATTGGTTGTTTTTTAATTAAAGGACTGCGGCCACTGCTTGCGCCGCTCGTTCCAACTGCTGCTTAAATTTCTTATCCGTATCTTTCCAATCCCTCACCCTCTCGTCGGCATAGACGCAAGATGAGTGATCCCGATTGGCATACCAGCCAACCAATGGCCATGTAACCTTTCGGCCAGTCATCTTAGCTAGGTGTATTGCCACAAAGCGTGGCTCTACAATGTGGTGTTGCCTTCTCTTCCCCCGCATATCCTGAACAGATACACCGTATAAATCTGAAACGGTTTTGAATACCGTCTCAAAATTGTCGATCATTGATTTTGGTGGTTTATATTTCATTTAAAATTTAGTGCTTCAGGGTTGTATCCATTCTCTGTGACTGCTGCGTCCCAAGCTCTTGCCGCCTCCTCTTCATCATCAAAGCATCCGAGGTGTTTCTGTTTCCCATTAGAATCCCTAAAATAAGCCGTCCACCTTCTGTCTCTCTTGTGGAAACTAACACCCCGAAATTTAGATGCTGTTCCTTTCGGTTTCTTTTGAAAGCTCCTATGATTTTGGGAGCACGTCACCATCCTTAAATTGTCAAGGTGGTTCTCAGTCTTCACCCCATTGATGTGATCCACTTGCAAGGACTTGTCCCAATCGGGAAGGAAATGCTGGGCCACAAGGCGAGCAATGAGAAAAAATTTAGTCCTTTTATTTTTAAACAAAGCAATCTGAAGGTACCCATCCCTTTGGAAACATAACTTCCTAATCCTAGTCTTGCCATACTTCAGTGACACGACTCTTCCTTGATTGGATATTCGGTACACTCCCTCATAGCCAACGATGTCTTTCCATTCTTCTTTCATACTTTTATCCCCAAATTTCCCCGCATTCACCGCGAACACGCTCTAAAATTTTTACTGTTTTATCGTCTAAATCTTCATGCTTGATGAGGCTTCGGCAATAGTTGTCTACTTCCTCTAGCCTGCCCAAATATTCAGCGCCCCTCATAGCGCATTCATGCTCTTCCCTTTCTTCTGGTAACTCAAATGTTAGTGATGCTTTCATAATTCTTGGTAATTCTTGGTAACCTATAACAAAATTCTTGGTCAGTAAGTAACCTAGGGTTACTCTAACAGACTATAACTTTCTTTAGATATTATAATACTAGGATAGGGTAACGCAGGGTTACCACCCCCAGGTAGGGTGACGGTGAACAGGTTTGAGTTGTCCATCCTTCTCTTGATTGTAACTAGGCTGCGCTTCTGAAGCCTTGTAAGCACCCTAGAAACGCTTTTCGGGTGAAGCCCTGTGTCTTTTCCTATCTTTGATGTTGAAGGGTAGCACAGACCATTGTCTGGGTTGGCATGATTGGCCAAGCACAGAAGGACAAGCTTCTCTGTTGAGGGTAAGGGGATAGCCCAAACCCTCCGCTCTAGTTCAAACGACATTCAAGACCCGTGATAACATTTATCATCAAACCGAGACTCGGCGAGGTCATCCTCATATTCTTCCTTTGCCTGTTGCTCGGCCTTATCCATAAGGTCAAAGACCTTTGAGTCAGGCAGGGTGTCTAATATTTCCTCCTCCCCTTCCCAAACTGCCGTAACCAATCCCTCTTCCGTGTCAACCTGGACACGGTAGTCTCCTATCGTGAACTCTCTCATCGGGATAGGTTGCCCTCCCCAGCTTGCAATTGTTCACCGACGTTGCCGTAGCTTTGGTTGGTGATTGTCTGAAGGTCATTAAAGAATGTCCCGATTGTGGTTCGGGCATTAAGGATTGCGTCCGATAGCTGCTCGTCCTCAGATTGCCCAAGGAAGCCCAATGCAGCAGATAACTGCTGATCGGCATCTTCTCTGGCATCGGAGTCTCCACTCCAATTGTTCTTAATATCTTCTCTAGCTCCTATAATCAGCTTCATAGCTTCACTGATTCTTTCTTCGGTACTTTCTTTTTTACTCATAATATTTGTACGGTTATGGTTTCTTTTTGGTTTTCAAGGAAGCGAGCCCGAAAGACCCGCTTTAAGATTTTGCTTGCGGGCGAGACAAACGAGTCATGCCCTTCCGAAGTGAGGTGCGGCCATCGCTCAAGGGATATGGCTAGCTCAACGCCCATCGTGTCCAGCATCGCCTCTCTGGGCATGGTGTAGGCAATGCCTTCAGCCAAGGCCCAGTCTCCTGCCCCAATTGCCTGCATGAAGACGCTGCTCCAGCGGTAATCGTCCAGGTCTGCGAGTGATGGCTGATCCATCTCGATGGCCACCTCATCATATAGTTTTTGTTTTATCATAGTATTAATTAGAGCTAAATATTCCTAGTTGTTCAAGCTCTTTTTTCACTTTTTTCAATCAGCATTAGTCTCCGGTATTAGACAAAACGTCTGCATTTGGTACGTTTTATCAGACATTCCGTTAACAAACTATTCCCGTTAATTGTAGAGCGGGGTTGAATAAACCTCAACTTTTGTCACTGGTTGATTTGCAAATGTTTGCTTGTCGTCTCTTAGCAGGTGCAATGGCTGCCTCCAACACGGAATGAAATCGTCACCACTTTTCCGATAGTGCAAATCGTTAAAGTAAAATTTGAGGAGGCTGTCTACATTTGCATGAACCGTTTGATGGCTCAGGAATTCCTTTAATTCAGAGCTTTCCCAGTAAATTCTGAGAATGTATACCATTTTTTTTGGCTCGGTTGCTGCCAATTCAATTGTTTTTGTCATTAGTTTCTTGGTTAGTCATTTTCGTTGCAAGGAAAGCAATCAATACAACTGCTCCCGCTATAATTCTGATTGTTTCAGCTTCCATTTTTTATCCCTCGTCGCCTCCAAGGGGCTCGCCAGCCATTTGAAATTGATCCGCTATTGATACGCGAGTTTGGGACAGCCAAGGCCGAGCTCGGTTTATCTTGCTATTGTTGACGATGGTTTGAACCTCCGTCAAATCCGCCCCAAAATCATTGCAAAATAAATGGATAGCCCCGTTTAAGGATTGCCCGCTGTTCATTAGATTTTGGATTTCTTTTACAATTAGTTTTTCAATGTTCATTTTTTTTTGGTTGAGGGTTATGCTGAACACCCCGTCGAGGAGCGCCAATCTTTGGAATGGTTTATCATTATCGCTTGCTTTGCTTTTGAGTATTGGTTGCAAGCAATATCAAATTGTCTTTCAAGGTGCGGATAGGCCCCGCTCCATTCCGCTTCCACGGTTGAGCAAGCTTCAAGGGCTTGGTTTGTCTTGCGCCCCAATGAGAGGAGCAAGGCGCGTTCTTCTTTTAATAGTTTCATATTGGTTTTATTGGTTTTGGTTTTACGTTATTGAGTGAAGGTTGCCCCCTATCCCCTTTCAGGAATGAGGGCAATTGTTCACGCAATTGTTTTTTAGCGCCCCCAAGATTCCTTGATTGAGACCCATATGATGGCTTGAAATTCAAACCCTTTGTAGCCATGATCACGCGCGATTTCTGCCGTTATTCTTTCAATTCGTCGATACTGCTTTGCGGTGATGGTTTCCACCGTATCAACGATGCCTTGATCTGGCGAGCATAGGCAAGCGCGGATATGCCATTTGTCAATTGTGATGTGAGAATCTGAAAGATGCGCGATGTTCATGGCAAATGCGTGTGTTTTCGGTGACGATTCCGAAATTAATTCGCCATCGAGAATTCTAAACGCTTTGCGCTTATTAGCTCCGTACGTGCAAACCTTTACACTATCCGCATCTAGTCCAGCCTTCCAAGCGTTAATCACAGCCACGCAATCGACTTTATTTCGTTGCCATTTATTGTTCGGAGAAAGAGCGCTAACAACGGCCGCAACTTTGTACCGATCGACTCCGAATTTTTTCGCCGTCTCAATTGTGAATGTTCTGGCGTCAGAGTACCAGTTTGCGCCGTCATGGCGATTCTCTGAACTTGAAACGCGAAACCAATGATTAAGGTTCAAGCGAATGTTTTTATCTTCGGTTTTTGTGATGGTTTTTTTCATTTATCTTTTTGGTTATCTATACCTTTTCAATCCTTGCGTGACTAGCTATGCTTTCGGATATTGTCTTTACGCAATCGCCCATGCTTGAGATTGTGCCGCACGCAATAACAACCGCCAGTGCCTTGCGTAAGGCATCGCCCTTAGTTAATCCCGTACCGGTAAAACTGCCCATTCCTAACGATAAGTGGCAGTGGATATGACCAAGGGGAGTTTTTCTGTATTCAACTTCAATCGTTAATTTTTCGTCATTCATATTATCTTTTTGGTTATTGGTGGGCTTCATTACCCACCCCGAAAGCCCGCACGTCTTAGGTGCAGGCTAGGGGATTGGTTTTGGTTATTGGCTGATTATGCGCTGGCAGTTATGTGATCGGTGGCGTTTATATCCGCTTTAACATAGTCAGCACGCTTTGCGGGCTGTCCGTCATGCTTTACAAAGTTTGGACCTTTGAATGGATTGTATGAGACCGGATAACGGGCTGGATAATCTCTGTGATCTATTGGCCAGCCAAACATATGCCCAATCACATAGGCGTGAACGTATTTCTTGCGTTCTCTCAAAACCTTCTGTCTGCCATTCTCGTTCACATGGAAACGACAATCGGATAACCATGCGCGATCACAATGCGCTTTGACCAGTCCGTTTTGTTGGATTGACCAACACTTGCTGCGCAGATTTCGGTAAAGCTTTACGGGCTTTGTTAGGTCGATTTGGTATCGAGAGTTTAGAGGATGAGTGAATTTGATATTTTGCATTTATCTTTTTGGTTAATGGTTAATGGTTAATTTCTAACTCCAAAAAAAACGGATATTCACCAACATGTCAAATTAATAAGCAGCTTTCTCACCTTTCATTGCACTTTTTTTGCTTTGAGTGGCTTTCAAATGGGACCCTCCACCCCTAAAAATAACGAGTAGACCAGCCCCCGGCTCATCAATTTGCTTTTGTGTCCAATGTAAAGTTGTCTTTGTGCGCAATGACAAAGAGCACCAGGCTGCTTGTATCCACTGAGCAACTACGGGGCGGGGGTCGGGGGCGGGGCGTCGCTAGCGTATATATGCATTTACTAGCCCTATAAAAAATATTGACATACAGGCGCTTGTGACTATTTGGGATGTGCAGATGGATGTAAAGGAAGAGCTAATAGACTCAATTCGGGAGGGAATCTTGGAAATCCAAGAACACAATCCTAAGAACAATAGTATTTTATCTAGGAGTAATCCCGAAAAAACTGCGGAAATATTGTACTTACACGCTACTGGGGTGACTCAGACCCAGATGATAAAGAAGTATGGGATGAAACGTGAAACAATTGTAAACGTATTGTTGGACTATGCAGACTTGACGGGGAAGTGGAAGCAACTAGGAAGTAAGGTGAGAGGCAGAGCATTCCTGGAGCTGTCCTCTCTAGAGGAAGATTTGATAGAAATGTTAAGAGAACGAATGGATGCCGGTGAGATAAAGGCTAGTTTCAGGGACTTGTTGCCTTTGGCCATTGCTTTGGAAAAGGCAGAGAAGGGCAGTAACACATTCAGGGGAGAAGCTAGTACCATTGTAGAAGAGCGTAAGGTGATTAGCCAGGAGGACTATGAGGCCACTGTGAAGGCTGCCAAGGAGCGTCTAGCCAATATGAAGAAGGCGGAGGTAGTCATTGAAGGTTAGTCCTGAGTTTGATGACCATAGCCTAAATGAACTTGTTGAGTTGTTAGAAGCCCAACATGAAAACTTCTGGTTAGTAACAAAGAACCAAAATATAATTCATTGTCATGGGAGTAATCCTGATGAGCTGTTAGATTTACTCCTGGAAACCTTTGGATTGACATGAACAAGAAGTGTACAAAATGCAATTGTGAAAAGCCTTTTTCAGACTTTCATGGCAATGGAACCTACAAAGGGGCTAAAAGGTATAAGTCCATTTGTAAAATTTGCAGTAACGAAAAACTAAGAAACAGGAAAAACAATTTGATTAAGGCACACTTTGGGGCTTGGCGTTGTTCTAAGTGCGGGATGGAAGGCATGCCAATTCAATTTGATTGTCACCATGCCAGGGGTGTTAAGAAATTTAAAGTTTCTCAGTATTATTTTAGAAAAAGTAAAGACAGTGAAAAGATTTTTATAGAGGAACTGGAGAAGTGTAACTTGCTCTGTGCCAACTGCCACAGGCTAGAGCATAATGTAGTTCCCATAGAAGAACAACCATTCACTTCTGAACCAATAAGACATGATTTGATTAGGGTGTTATAATGAACGAAAACATAAAGCTTGTTGAGAAGTCTTTAGATACCATCAACCCCAAATGGGAAATGTTCTTGGTAGCTTCTGTAGGAGAAAACGGTTTTGAGTATGACACTTTTAGTAAAAACTTTAGTTCTGAGTCAGAGGAAAACATGGCTGCTTTTTTATCACTAGTTAATTCTTCAACAATTAAAGACTTAGAAAACTTGTTTCCAGAATGATTGAGTTTACCGATCACCCAATATTAACGCCTCCTACGGACGAGGAGATAGTGTTCCTAGGTGAGAACCACCCCAAGGTTTTAAAGGAGCTACATGAGGCCCATGAGGGCCGCATACAGGCTTCTGAGCAAGATCCTGTTAGACATGGATTCAACCTAGATGGTTGGGAGCGTATTAAGGATGGTCTAGGAGCTCATAACGAGTGTTTGTGTTTAGGGGGCAACCGGAGTGGCAAGACAACTGGTTGTGCCAAAATTGTAATGGAAAGCGTAATAAACAACCCAGATGGTCATGTTGTTTGTTTTTCCCAGAACGCTGATACCAGCGTAAAGGTGCAGCAAGCTGCTGTGTGGGAAATGATGCCAAGAGAATTTAAGAAGAAGACCAAGAGTATTGAGGGCTACATTAACTACTCAATGCAGAATGGTTTTACTGGAAGCAGCTTTATTTTTCCTGATACCCGAACCAGGGTTGATTTTAAAACCTACACCCAGTTTTCTAACAACCAAACCATATTGGAAGGTTTTGAGTTTGGATTTAAATCTGGGGACAATTTGAACATTGGAACGTGGTTAGACGAATATCTTGGTGATGATGCTTTAATAAACACTTTACGTTTTCGGTTGGCTACTAGGAATTCCAAGATGTTGATAGCTTTCACTCCTATTAATGGGTACACTCCGTTTATAGCTGAATACTTAAAAGGTTCTGAAACCTTAAAAACTAGAAGGGCAGAGCTTCTTAACCGAGAACTTCCAGTACAGCAATATAGCCCGAAACGTGATGCTTCGGTGGTCTACCTGCATTCTGACGAAAATCCGTTTGGCGGGTATAGTCGGATAGCCAAGGATTTACGGAACAGGCCAGAAGAAGAAATATTGGTCCGTGCTTATGGTGTTCCTGTAAAGAGTGTAACATCTTTGCTTCCTCTTTTTAACACAGAGGTAAATGTTCTTGGAGAAGAAAAGAACAAGTATGGAATGTCTTTCCCTGACATATCAGACAGGAGCAGGTTCACTTCCTACCAAGTAGTTGACCCTGCCGGGGCTCGCAACTTCACTGCATTATGGGCTGCTGTAGATAGGGACGGTTATGTTTACATACGCCGAGAGTGGCCAGATAGGGATACATACGGCGAGTGGGCTATGTTTGGTGACCCTAAGTGGAAAGTTGGACCAGCAACCAAGAAACTGGGTTTAAATGTAAAAGGGTACGTTGATTTATTTGAAGAAATTGAACAGGACATTGGTGTAGAGGTTTTTGAGCGCATAGGTGACTCTAGGTATTTCGCTACAGAAAACGAAAACAATGAAGATTTGTTTATGTTGTTTGATCAACATGGAATGCTATTTTATCCCTCCGATGGACGCATGGAAGAGCTTGGCATTAGTGCTGTTGACGAGTGGTTTACCTATAATCCTAATGAGCCAATTGACTCTGTTAATCGGCCAATGTGCTATATACACAAGGAATGTGGGAATTTGATTGACACTTTACTCAATTATAATTCACAAGGTAAGTCGGATGAGGCACTTAAAGATTTTTTTGATCTTATACGCTATTTGCGAATGGCGAACGGAGGCGAAGGCCCAGACCATATGGAAAACAGAAGCCTGCTAACAACAAGCAAATCAAGAGGAGGATATTGATGCCGAAGATTAGAATAGGGAAATTAGCTGAGGAGCTTGATGCTGACGTAGAAGATTTGGTTGGTTTAACTAAATCAAAGTTGTGTTCCTCAATGGTCACAGGAAAAGGCGGGAAAGGATTATGGATCAATGAAGATGGCCAAGAAATACTGCGTATGGCTGTAGACATTCCAGAAATAGTCCCCAAGCACTACAAGGGATATGTGATAAAATCGGCGGCCAATCCTAGGTATGTATATTCCTACATTAAGGAAATTGATAAAAAAGTTCCGGTATGTGTTCCAAGAAAATTAAGAAAAGCTTTGGTTGGTAAAAATATTAAAATAGAGGCTATTGAAGATGCGGTCGGAGTGTCATACAGATACGTCAGATGACATTACCATGAATCGTCAATGGATATGCGAGCAGATAGACAGGCTGCTTGCATGGGAAATTTTGTGCAAAGTAGCTACTCACGATGAGCTTTACTCAGTAAAATCCAACGATTTGTGTGATAAGATAGGAGCTAACGAGC